GCTATGAATTGGTTATCTAAAAAATCTGTGCCTAATTTTTCTGAGGCAAGTGGAAATACTGCTGGATACTTTTTCTTTGAAACAACAGAAGGATTTAAATTTAAGTCTATAGATTCCCTATTAAGTCAAGAAAAGAAAAAGTCTATTATATTCAATCAAACTCCAGACTCTAGAGGAGATAATATTCCTTCTGGGTATGATGTCAAAGCACTTGATTATTATAAAGATAATCGGGTTGATGTTCAAGAAAAATTAAAGATGGGGGCATTTTCTACTCGTACAGTTTTATTTGATCCATTTAGTTGTTATTATGAAGTCATTACTCCTAATGCAAAAGAAAAGGAACAATCTTTAAAGTTAGGTGGGAAAGAACTTCCTACTTTGAATCCTGAGTTTAATAGGGAAGGTAGTAATAAAGAATTTTCTAGAACTACTTACTACTTATTAGATAAAGGCACATTACCTTCGGGCAATACTCAACAGCAACTTAGTAAATCTAAAGAAGAAAATTTTGAATATAAGAATATATTAAATCAATCAATAATGAGATATAATCAACTTTTTTCTTTAAAGAGTACTATCACTATTCCTGGTGATTTTTCACTACACGCTGGTGATGTTGTTTTTGTTGATGCGAAGGAATTATCAATTTATGATGAAGAAGTAAATAAGGAATATGGTGGGCTATATATTATAGCAGATTTATGTCACTATATTTCCCCAAAAGAAACTTATACTAAGTTAAATCTTGTTAGAGATTCTTTTGGTAGAGTTGGCAATCACACATCTGGCAAAATTCCATTATGAACAATAAAAGTCTTCAACAACACATTAATGATGATATTGATGAACTAGATGATGCTAAAATTAATGCTCAACGTCGTCGTTATTTGAGTGATGAACTCACTTCACTAGAACAATATCAAGCAAATCATCCAGACGTAGATCGTGATCCAACCCCATTTGAATTATATTGTGATTCTCACCCAGATGCTCTTGAATGTAGAATATATGAGGATTGATAAGTAATGGAAGGTGGGTCTTTATTTAATCCTGGATTTTTAGGATCACATTTCTATTGGTGGATAGGGCAGATTGCTGATGATTCCACTTGGAGGGATAATATTGTTCCTGGAAAATTTGAGAGTAAAGATCAAGTTCCTGGATGGGGAAGAAGATATAAAGTCCGAATAATTGGATTGCATGATAAGGAAGAAACTACAATTCCTTCCGATCAACTTCCTTGGGCGCAAGTGATGTACCCAATTACCGCTGGTGGAGGTCAGGCTGCTGCATCTGCAACACCCAATCTTCGTCAGGGTAATTTTGTTTTTGGGTTTTTTCTTGATGGGCAGGACCAACAAGTTCCAGTTATTATGGGTGTTCTTGGAAATAATGCACAGACAGCACTAAGCACTCAAATTGGAACAGATAAAAGTAATTTTTCTGCAACTAGTGGATTTGCAACTCCTGTAAATGGAGATAAAGATTTAAATATTAAAGTACCAAAAGAATCTTTAGTTACTGTTAAACCAAAGTCTGTAGAGCAATCATCAGAATGTTCTCCTCCTCCAAATGGAGTTTCTGTAAATCAATTTGGATTAAGATCGGATCTTCCGTTATCTAAAGCACAGTTTCAGGATCAACAAAGAGCTATATTGGAAGCGGATTCTAGAATAAGTTCTGGATTACTAAGGCAAGAAGATAGAGCATCGTTTATACAATCTGAAGTAGCGAAAGGTATTAAAAATAGATGTGAAGAAGCAAATTCTCCGGGGTCTCCGTCTCAACCAGGAGCAACGAGGGAGCAACCTGATAATCCTCATGAATTAAGTGCTGCTGATGTAATCCGCAATGAAAAAATGTTGAGAAAGGTTCCTCTTTCTAGTCCTTGTAAGAAGCAAAAAACGGATTTAAAAAATATACAAATAGTAATAGAAAATCTAACAAAGGACATTAATAAAGTTCAACAAGCAGCAAATAGTTATATTGATGCAGTCTCTACAAATTTAAATGGTTCAAAATTGGAATCTATTTTAGAATCAGCTGCTTCTAAAATATCATTTTATATGAAAAGTATATTTGACCAAGTTCGTGGTTATGTTTTAAAACAATTTAATGCTCAAGTTTCTAAAGTTGTAGATAAGTCTTTTCCAAATCAAAGAAATAAAATTTTAAATTTGAAAGAAAAGGGAACTAGCAAACTTTGTTGTCTTTTTAATAAAATATCTTCAAAATTGCCAGGACTTATTTCATCTTTTCTTTCCAAATTATTTAAAGATGATAAAGGAAATTTCAAACCAGTCGCTCCAATTGAAGGAACTACTCCAGTAACTCCAATTTGTTCTGTTGAAGAAATAACCGGTAATGTCCTTGGCAATGTTATTGGAGAGATGACACAAGGAATTGATAGTGCTATTAACCCTCTTGGAAATTTTGCAGCAGAATCTCTTGGTTCTTATTCTCAACTTGGTGGAAATATTGGTGATGTTACTAATGTATTCCCAATTGATTCCTTGCAGAAAAAAGCATCTTCTTATATTGGAGATACTTTAGATCCTGCTGGAGGTTCTATTGGAAATTCTTTAGCAGCTACCACTTCAATTTTAAATCAAAGTTCTTCTATTCTTAATGGAATCACTGGCAATATAACAAGTGCTTTGGGATTTGTTAATTCTATTATATCTTTCTTTAGTTGCGATGAAAAAGAATCTTGCCCAACTAATGATTATCATACTTTTCAAAGTGGAGGTGGTGCATCTAAAACAATTGAAGAACCTGTTCTTTCTAATATTGCCAAGAATACAAAACAAAATGATACTTTACCTAAGAAATCTAAACCATTTGCACGCCCTGGAAAAAATATACGTGATGTATTTGCATAATCTTCATAAATATGACTATATGTGTGGATTAGTGTTTATTTAAATGTCTAAAAATAGCACTTTATTAGGAACTATAAACAAATCTTCCATAACTGTTGGGTACATAGATCCTAATGTTGGTTATGTTGATAATGTTTCGATAAATGATGCAAACAAATATGCTCAGGGTAATCCAGGAACTATTTTTATTTTTATAGATGGGGATAATACTTTAAAATTTTTAAATATAAATCAAGTAAATTCTTTAAATCCCTCTGATATTGTATCTAAAAAGAATAAATGTGATTCATCACCTAAAAAATGCGGTCCTCCTGTTATAAATTTTTTCGGTGGTGGTGGAATTGGTGCTAGTGCTAATCCTATTATAGGTTCTGATGGTTCTTTACTTGCCGTTGATATTATATCTGGTGGATATGGATATAGATTTCCTCCTAAAGTTGAAGCTTTGGATGATTGCCAATTTGGAAGTGGTGCTGTACTAATATCGAGATTGGGAGAAACTTCAACTTCTTTTCAAAATTTTGATACTGAAGATGATGTAGAAGAATATTCGATAGAGGAAGAGGAAGATGAATCTATTGTAGAGTGGGGAGTGGATGGAGAACCACTTGGAAATTGGAATGCAGATGATTATGATTTTGATAATGAAAATGATCCAATAAGAAATGAAATAGAGAAATTTCAAAAAACTGTTGTAGAAAATCCTTTTTGGACAACCAGAAAAAATAAACCAACTAGAATTACTTCGTTAGACCAGTCATATTCTACTTCATATGATGTAACTTTTCCTAGTTGGAATGAGTTTATGAATGCATATGCAATTTCTCCAGTTCCTCCTTCGGATTTCCCTGGAAGTGATTTTGCGGGTAGAATTTTTACCTTTGAGTGGGTCCAAGAGTTTCCTTATGCTGGAAATTATACGTTCAATGGTTTATGTGATAATACTGCAACATTATATCTTGATGATGAATTACTCTCAGAAAGAATTAATGGATTTAATCAACCAATAACATCTATCACTCGAACAGTTTCTGAAGGATTTCATACAATTCGTGTTGATTTGTTGAATATACCAGTAGAAGATAATCAACCAACTCAAGTTTCCTCCAAAGTTGATGTTACTTTTAGGGTTTATGGTCAAGGAAGAAACTGTGATAAGATGAAAGTTTCTTTCGTATCTCAAGATGGTAAAGATAGTTTTACTATAAACGGAGCAGATAGTTCTGGAAAAAGTAGAAAAGATGTTGTTAATCTAAGACCAAACGTAAATTATAAAGTAGTTGTAACATCAATTAGAGGTAAAGTTGAACAAGGAACAATATCTAACGGGTCTAAAAATAAAGAAGGTGGTTTAATAGAATCCAATAAAATTTTTGGTGACCACATTGGATCTGATAACGATAATGATGACGTGCAAATCACTTGCGAGTCTGGTATTTTTAAACCCTCAAATAAAAGAGAAAGTAATGGTAGAAGTACTTATGACCTTATTTTTAGAGTAGATTCAAACGCAGCAAGCACATCTTCTCCAAATAAGATTTCTTCAATACAATCTTCAAGCAAATATGTTATTCCTAAAATTATATTTGTTGAAAAGAAGGGTCAGTATTATGTTGAAGTTGAAGGTGAGGGGACGATAAAAGCAAAGGTTAAAATGGAAGTGAATGATAATCCATTCACTAATGATATTGCTGCAAGTGAAATAGTTCTCCCAACAGATGCAGGAAACGTTTCTTTTAAAAGAACTCTTTTAGGTGAGACGAGAACAATTAGTTCTGCATTTTTATCATATAAAGAAAAGGAAACTATAACTAAAAATGTAATTTTCACTGGTGGAAAAAAATATGGACCTATTGAAATTGTTGGAAGTAGTTACAATCAGAAATTGAACGGATCTAAGAGATTAGATTTACTCGATGCTGATGGAGAAGATGCAAATATTAAATTTGAAATTTTTAGTATTGAACCAATAAAGCAAACTGACATATCTGTAGGTTCTGTAATATCTCCAATTTCTTGGAATCAAAACCCTATGGGCATTTCTCTCACTATTGATGCCCCAATACCACCTACACCAAAGGAACCAATGGCAATTGTTTCCGATAAAAGGTGTCCACCAAATCCAATTTGGTCAACTAGATTTCCAAATTCAACAGAATCTTGGTATCCGGTTCGTTTTACTCAACCAAATACTTGGAGTGAGTTTATGAATAGATATGCAATTTCTCCAGTTCTTCCTTTAGATGTTCCTGGAAGTGATAAATCTGGAATAACTTTTTCAAATACTTGGAGTGTTGATATACCTTTTGATGGATTCTATACTGTAAAAGGTACTGCCGATAATTTTGGAAGAATATTTGTTGATGGGAATCAAGTAAAAGTACTGGATGGATTTAACATTAACAAACCATCTTCTACAAGAGTATTTTTATCTGAAGGGTCTCACACTATTACAACTGAAGTAGTAAATTATCCTACAGATTTGCCAACTACAATAGATAAAAAAATATTCAGCACCCAAGATTGGAGAAGTCCCAATAAAACAGTTTCTTCCATAGATGTTGTTTTTAAAGTTTATGGTCAAGGTAGAAATTCTGATAAACTGATTGCTACATTTGTTTCAGAAAATCGTAAAGATACTTTTACTATAAGTGGTGCTAAAAGTTCTGGACAAAGTAGGAAAGATATTGTTACTGTTAAACCTGGAGTAAAATATAAAGTTTTTATAACTTCAATTAGAGGTAATGTTGAGCAAGGGACAATATCTAATGGAACAAAAAATAAAGAAGGTGGTCTAATAGAATCCAATAAAATTTTTGGTGACCACATTGGATCTGATAATGATAATGATGATATTCAGATAACAACTGAAATTGGTATTTTTAAACCCTCTAATAAAAGAGAAAGTGGTGGTAGAAGTACTTATGACCTTATCTTTTATGTTGAACCAAGCGAGGCATCTTCTACCAGCGTTACAACTGTAGGCGAAGTTAAATATTCTGGACCACCAATTTTTGCTCATAGTGATAAAAGATGGAGTGATTTTGTCAATAATTATTCCGTCTCTCCTAAAGTCTTTTCTTCTATTAGCGAACCAGAGTCGTCAGTAGTTGGTAAATACACTTTAACGTGGTCAAACGTAGAATTTCCAGAAGATGGTACTTATAAAATAAATTTTCAGTCTGACAATGAAGGAATATTAAAAATAGGTGGAAAACAAATCGTAAAGGTTTCTGACTTTTCTTCAGTTCCTGTGCAATATACTGCAAATATAACTGCGGGCAGATATGATGTTGTGATAGAACTTGAAAATTTTGAGAGATCTGAAGATGATGTCAATAGAAATTCATATCGTTTCTCTCAAAACCCGATGGCAACTGCTTTGTATATTAGTAAAGATATTATTTTTAATAATTCTTCAGACTCTTCTTGGAGTAATAATCCAACAGGAGTTTCTGCCGTTTTAATATCCCCACCTTGCCCTAAAGATATTGGTGGAAGGGGAGTTGTTAAAGATGTGATTGTTGAAGATCCTGGTAATGGATACTTGCCACCAGAACCCACTGGTCAAACATATCCGGTAACTCTTGAATTAACTGATGTCATTGTAACTGACCCCGGAATTAATTATAATTGCGGTTTTGATGAAATTAAAATAGTACCAGATAATGGGGCAAAATTATCTTATACATGTGATTCTTTTGGTAGAATATTAGATGTTACTGTTGTTGAACCTGGAATAGGATTTACTTCGTATCCAAATATTTTTATGCAAACACCAACTCAAGTTATTGGTGCTCCTGGAGATGGTACTGGGGTTATTCCAACAGAAACTCAACCAACGGGCGTTAATGCATCCTTTATTCCTGTTTTTAGTGTCGTCAGAGATCCTATTGAAGTACCTGAAGATAAATTAATTCAGGTTACAGATTTGGTTGGTCTTAAACAAACTGGATATGTTAATGGTCGTCCTTATTATGGTGCGGTTTATTATGAAAATGGGATTAGATATGCTGGATATTATAAGACTGTTGGAGTTCCTATTATTGTCTATGACTCACTGCAAGAGAGTATAACTGGCAGAATCACAACACCTGCAAGTGCAATTGAAGTTTCTGGTACTGATATATCTACAAATAACCCCAGATTAAACATACCACAAACTCCAGAGACAACCACAGAGTTGTAGTTAAATAGTAATATGAACTTTTAATATTTTTCTAAATGGCAACCCCCCAAAATACAAGAAATACTAGAGTTGGTTCTCCAAGAAGCGATGCTTACGCTACTGGTTCTTTGCCTCCAAATAATAGGTCAAAGAAAACCTACACAACAGTTCGTTATGGAAACGACCACGGTTCTATAAGTTTTGGGCACATTCATAAACAAGCTGATGTTATAGCGGATGTTTTACTTCAGGCTTCTGATGGAAGACATTCCATTATAATGGATAAAGATGGACCTCGTTCTGGAACTACATCTATGTTTGCCCCTGGATCTTTTCAGGTACAGTGTGGAGATGACCTGAGTGGGGATGAAAATGCCTTAGTGCTGACATCTATAAATGGCGATATCATCATCAGAGCTGAAAATGGAAGAGTTCGTATTGAAGGACTTGATATTGATCTTATTGCAAAAGGTGGAGAAGGTAGGGGAAATATTCAAATAAAAGCTGAAGCAGGTAATTTAAATCTTAAAGGAAATAATGTAACTTTGGATGGAACTTCTTCTTATAAACTTGTTACAACAGGACAGGCTCAAATAACTGCCAATTCGAGTATGCAAATATATAGTTCTGTCATACAAGGAGTTACTGATGCTGTCGCAAATAAAGACTCCAAAGTTGGTGGAAGATCTTTTTATAAAAAACAAACAAAAGTTTCTTAGGAGAATGTAAATGGCATTTTTAGTTGATGATTCTGCCGTGGGGGGTCAGTTTGTTTGTGGCGCAGGCAAACCGGTTGCATTGGGAATAGGGGATCAAAAAATAAGAGGTTCTGGATATGTTGAAGGTCCTTTTCAAGTTGGAAAGGCAAGTGATCATACTAGTCCTCGCGCAACTTTGCTTGTAGGTAGATTAACAAATTCGGATACTGCTTCAGCATTATATTCTCTTTGGGTTAGATTATATTCAAGATTCCAAAATTTTGTCAGGATAGATATACTGTTAAAATCCAAATATATTGAAGCAAAAATAGTTAGAACACATATTCTTCAAGCATCAATTAAGAATTTTGTAATTGACCATCCAACAAAAGAAGGAAAAAAGTTAGTTCATACTTGTTTGGAGGGTCCTGAAAATGGAGTTTATGTTAGAGGGAAACTTATTGGAGAAAATGAAATAGATCTTCCAGAATATTGGACAAATCTTGTAGATTCTTCTAGCATATCAGTTTCTATTACGCCAATAGGAGAGTCGCAGAATATTTTTATTTCAGAAATAAAAGATAATAAAATAATTTTAGGCGAAAAAAATAATCTACCAATAAATTGTTTTTACCACGTATTTGGTACTAGATTGGATGTTGAAAAATTAATAACGGAGATTGACGCATAATGGCTTTTACTTTTGAAAAATACGGAACTTTTTCTGGACCAGGAACTCCTTTTGAGTATCGGGATAATGATGATTTTGATTATAGTAGTTATGATAATAATTTTGTATTTAATTTAAATGATGTTTCGATGTGCCTGGTCAATAGATTTGAAACACCCGCAGATTATGTGTATCTTCATCTTAATGGATCTAGCACTTCTACAGTAACTCTAGAGAGAAATATAGGAAATATTCCTTCGTTTTTTGTCAATGCTAATAGATCTACTTTTAGTGGAGAAATTTATTCTAACGGTGGAGCACATCGACTTTCTGCTAAAAAGAACTTTGACATTCCTCATCCAAATAAGAAGGGATGGAGACTTAGACATACTTGTGTAGAAGGACCAGAAAACTCTGTTTATTTTAGAGGAAGACTCACCAATTCAAATATAATTGATTTGCCTGATTATTGGAGAGGGTTTATTGATCCAGAAACCATCACCGTCAATTTAACTCAAATAGGTTCTCAACAAGATCTTATAGTAGAAAAGATTGAATGGGGAACTAAAATTATTATTAAATCTGGTTCTAGTTCCAACATAGATTGCTACTATATAGTGTATGCAAATAGAATAGATGGGGAAGATTTGATTGTAGAATATGAAGGAAACAGTCCAGCAGACTACCCCGGTAATAATGATGAATATTCTATTGTTGGGTGGAATTATGATATAAGAACTTAAATTTAAAATGCAACTATGCCAACATA